AACGTACCTTGACCGGATAACCTCCATTATGTCTCGGGCGGAGCCGAAGCTGAGAATCGTTTCTTCCATCCCTGATAAACAAGCAGAGATGATAAAGAACTGGTGGAAGGGCGTCATCGATTCGGCGAACGACCTGCAGATTAACAGCATTGACTCGTATGTGTATCCGTCGATGTGCTTCTACACAAACCTTCGCGGATGGGCCGCGACAAGGAATGTGATTTATAAAGACGAGGACGGGAAGCTGTGCTTCGAGATTCTCCCCATCGACATCTACGATTTATACTGGGAGAAGATTGGCGGAAAGTATTCCTGGGCCTGCATCAATACGTTGCAGATGCCCAAGGCCGACATACTCGCGACCTACGGATTAGAGATTAAGGGCGACTACGGGGATGTCTATAACTTCTGGGATAAGGACGGCAACGAGATAACATCCACGTCCGACCAGGACAAGGGGACCCCTCGCAACTATATCAAGCGGCCTCCATTCACAATCAAGCCGGTAGTTACTTCTCCAAAGATAAGCGGGGCGAACGCCAGCAGGTTGAAGATGATTGGCGAGTCGTTATATCATTCCTGCAGAGGAACCAACAAAGAGATAAACGATGTCCTGTCTATCATAAAGACTCACGCCATGTTAGGTCTTCGCCCACCTTTGGTTCATAAGACCGAAGGGTCGGAAGGTCGTGAGGTTAAGGAGTACCCGACCTGGGGTTCGATACTTGAACAGTTGGCCGAGGAAGACTTCAAGGTCCTGGACATCAAGGACATGGCGAACACCGACGCAATGTTCTACAACATGATGGACCAGGACAGACAGAACGCTACGATTCCAAACAATGAATACGGCGGGCTGAACTTCCAGTTGTCGGCCCTGGCTCTCGATACTCTTTCCGGCCAGCGCAACGTAGTATTCATGCCGCGGCAGTTGACAATGGAGCTGGCATACAAAGACATCTTTTCTCAGATGCTGGACCAATTCATTGAAGGAAAGTTTGTAATGGAGATGGTTGACAGCGATGGGAAAGAGAAGAAGATTACGTACTCCGACCTAATACCACTTCAAGGTAAGTTCAGGTACGACTTCGATTGCGATGTCGAGTCCCCGGAACAAGAGCAGGCAACATTCACTAAAGCCACGGCGGCCATGAACGCACGGATGCCGATGGACTTCATAGTACGCGATGTCTTCAAGACAGAGAACCCCGAGAAGCTCCTGGGGATTATCGCTGATGAGAGATTAATGGAAGAGCTTCCTGAGTTGAGATTGATTCGCGCCTACGACCGGGCGATGCAGGAGGCCGAGACATTAACTGGCGACTCCAAAGACGCAAAGCTGTTAGAGGCCAAGATGCTGAATGCCAGGATAATGCAGATAACAGCGGAGATGTCCGGCCAGAACCAACCGCAGGCGCAGCAGCAGATGCCACAGCAGATGCCGGAGGGAATGTAACATGGCTGGACACATGAAGCAACTACTCAAGCAGGTTAACGATTCGATGTCCGGTACCGCGGCCCCGGTGCGCCCGCGGATGCAGGGCAGTCTATTGCCGCCGAAGGTTCCGAAGCTGACCCCGAAGCAGAGACCGCAAAAGAAAGAGAGTGGTTATAAGTTCTTGTAATGCTGAACTACAAAGTCTTTGAAACCAACTCATATAACGATACAGCCACCACCCTTATCAGTTCAACAAGGACGGTGGCTCAGACATTTACGCCCGGTATGTCCCACGTCCTCACCGCGGTGTCGCTGAAACTTGTAGATGTCAGCGGAGCATATGCCGACGCGCTTGTCGAGATATACGCAACAGATGCCGATGGGAAACCCACGGGCGCTGCGTTGACCTCCGGCGCCATAGACCCGGACGACATCACGGAATCCGTTGACCCGCACTTCGTTGAGGTTATCCTGGACTCATCCGTAAGGGTTCAGAGTTCAGCCGTTTATGCGATTGTAGTTTCATACTCCGGTGGAAGTTTGGGGTGGAGATACAACGAGAGCGGGACCTACACCGCCGGCACTCCATATACAACGGAGGATGGCGGGACGACTTGGGTGGAGTACGAAGATGGAGACCTGATATTTATCGAGTGGGGAACGGCGGTACAGATACGCAATGCTGCCAGGGTTCAGTTGTATCCCCGCGGCGTTGGAACATATGACCAGCTCCAACCGCGTACTATGAGTGAAGCATCAGAGAAGGCCAACTGGATGTGTGTGGCCGACCCGGCCAATGCTCCAGACGAGGAGTTCTCATATGTGGCGTATAATATATTCGACAATGACGGATTCATTACCGGAGAGGATGAGGGTGTTGCCGGCAGGTTGAGTGGAACGTCTGCTATCTGGAAGTCCGGCCCGCTGATGAACGGTCTATGGGGCGATGGGACAGACTTTGAGAACGAAGTTGAGATAGGGTATCTCCTTAAAAGCCCGACTGACAATGCGTGGTTTACTGACAACTGGAAGAGGATAGCCAAAGTTAAGTCCATCCAGGGGGCAGAGGGCCTCACCTTCGAGTATATGAAGTCTGGGAACCTATACAATCCATGTACAGAGGTGTGGTTCTATACACCACAGAAGGCAGATGCTGTCAATCTTAGGTATGTTAACCCAAGCACTAATGGGTATCCCCGTAGCACACCACAGAAATATCTCACCGGCACATGGCATTTTACTGAGGGCAGTAAGCGTGTATATGCGGATGGAGACGGGAACGCAATAGAGGAGTTAGTCTCTCCGTGTTGTGTTTCATACCAGCCGTCGGCCACCCTGATGTGGGGCGTAGAGTATGTAGTTGGTGATAACGAATTTTACCTCTATGACGCACCGACTTATACGAAATCTGGAAGCACGTTCTGCTATTGCACCTTCTCGCAGGCAGACGACCTAACAGATGAAGATAAGGCCACGATGTGGACAAAGGCCACAAAGAAGGACTCTTACCTCCTAAAAACCACCAAGATGAGTGGAGATATCCTGCAGGTGGACATAGTGTTCCGGTGTGCCCTCACTGACACTGACCGCTTACAGCAGATAATGATTGCGACATATGATTCTTCCGATGAGGATAAGTCTAATTCCTGGGCGCACGTCGAATCTACATATGAAACGGCAAACACTGAAAACCATGTATGCGGCACACTTACTGAATTAACCGGTGAGTGTAATGGCGACCCGGTATCGCTTGTATGGGTTGCCGCTACAGGATTCCCGTACTACAGTGAGTACAACGTAACTGTCACTACTGCCGGCACATTCAATCTTAATATTGAAGCTGGTCGTAGAGTAGTGGTGCAGAAGAACGCTACTGGACCGACTATTAGTGGTGCCGGTTGGTACGAGGGGCCACAAGATGTCACAATAGCTGTGCATGACGTTGGTGTGTTTGACCTACTAGCATCAGCGTATGATGCAGGAGAATACACGGATACTGAAATTGCTATAGCTACAAACACGATGATTGAGTCGGCAATGAAGCAATTCGGCAGGGTTGTATTTGCTCCTGGTACTTGGAAGCAATATAGTGCATACAGCTATATAAGGATTGGAACCAACAGCAATGAGACTGGAATGGGATACATAAAGGCTGTTGATTGTGATGGGAGCAATGATGAAGTTCAGTGGAATGCAGTACTAGATAACTATAGATACGCCCTGCTCGGGAATAATATAACCTCTGGATATGTTCTTGAGGACTACGTTGTTGCCGGCCTTGATATTGGCGAGCTATCTGATGCTACAGCCACAGCCCAGCCGTTTATAATCCTAAACGGCGTTGAGGTGTATGGTGATGAGGAAACCCTAACCCCGCCGCGTCCCACCGGAATCTCGTACCTCGAATATCCAGAGTATCAGTTCGTAGAGTTCAGGCAAACCTTGTCTCGGCCTGGAGGCGGAGCGTGGTCGCTGGCGGACATCAATGCACTTGAGGCTGGCATTGTCCTTGGCAATGTAGTAAACCCGATAGCCGGAGACGACACGAAGTGTGGCTATGAGGCTAAGAATATTCCATGCTGCACGCAGGTATATGCAGAGGTTGTGTTCTGGCCCAGTGATTTTGAGATTGTCACTGTCGGATTCACGCAGTATGGCGATAAGGTTTTCGACAATGGTTTGGACCAGTGGGGACTTAAAGTTTATGATACCAACGGACTAAACCTTTACACGTTTAAGGTCTACCGAAGCTCAATAGCTATATACTTCGCCCGTGGTAAGCAATTACTCAAGGGCATTACTAATAGGCTGCTGCACCGGCGCAGAACATCCAGCGGAGTAGGCCGGGGCCGGACGGCAATAGGAGTTGCGGAGTAAGATATGGAACGAATACAACGAGGCGAACACACATATATAAGGGTGAATAACACTCCAGCCGGTGACGGGGTTATGGCAGACTGCGACTCTGACCCCGAGCTGGACATATGGGATGCTGCCGGGAAGTTGGTACTTGACGGCCAAGCCATGAGTAAACAGAACACTGGAGACTACTACTACCAGTATCAGGTTACCACAACGTCTCCTATAGGGTGGTACCGATGGAGGGCATGGCTTATAAACGACAGCGCGTATGAACCTGTTGACGGGGCATTCGAGGTTTTATAGTGAGGCCATTACCGCAGATATTGCTCGACGCACAGAAAGCGTCAATGGTCAAGCCGGCGATGATAATCAACGTCGGCGATGTGGCGTTTAGGACGGCAGGTGCCACCACAGGCAACACAACCACCTGTCACAACACCGACACTGATAGTCTCAAGTGGGTGAGGGACGAGGGTGGGCGTATCTTGAAGGTTGTCGAGAAGGGCAATCCTTATTCCCACACATGCAAGATAACCCTCAACAACTACGACAAACTGCTCTACGACCTCACATTGAAAGGCCAGAGACTATCGATTGGCTGGGGAGTGGAGACTTGGGATGGGCCGATGTATTCCTACACCCCAACTCTTTACGTGAAGACACAGACCTTCATAGAGTCAGAGGGCGCTATGCAATGCGTTCTTGAGAGTAGGGGTGTCATGGACCTTCTTGGTGAGGACGAAGCAACAGAGTCCTATGTCGATGATGGGACAACGTGTGTTGGAGACTTAATCACCGCGGTACTGGAATCTACCCTGGCGCCATACGAAGACTGCAAGGCATATGTTGTGATACTTGACGATGACCTTGACGACCTGTGGACTGGCGTGTACCTTGGTGACTCCTTTGAAATCAAGAAGGGTGACACCAGGGCGTATACCATCGCACGTCTTCTCGACATGACGCACGCTTCGATGCGTGTCGGCAACGAGCCGCCTGACGAGAATAACAAGGACACTGTTCACTTCTTCACCCAGTCACAATCTCCACAGGCTGAGTTTACACTGGACAGGTCCGGGCACCGGTTCTATGTTGCCGCTGAGTCGCTGAGTATGATTACTCCGAATGAGATTATAATCAAGACCCCTCCATGGCAGTCTCCGTCATATTTAGGGAGGGCTAGGGATGCGTATTCTTATAACCTTAACCCATGCTCCAGGATAGAGTATGTCTCTGGTGTTGGTAGTAATATCCAGGCCGGCTCTATTGCGAGCACAATGCTACAGAAGATAATCGCAGCCAACAGCGGCTCCAGCGCCGTCCTCCCAATGCACTGCGGCCTTGACTTGTTTGACAGAATCAAGGTTGTGTCGAAGCGCTCAGGTAGAGAGATTGAAGGCGCGATAGGAGGGTGGACCAGGACGTTCGACCCGGTGAAGTCCGAGCCGAGGTATGACATAAGTGTGTCGTTCGGTAAGTGGTTCGACCCACGGAGAGATGACGACTCCCTTGGGTACGGATACGGATTCCTTGGTTCAGATATCGATGAATCCACAACCGGAAGCGGGCACATACCTATACACCTCAATGCTCCATATGCGGTATCAGGTGCCAGCGACTGGGCGACGTATTCTTATGGATGCGGGCCAATCATAACTGGAGTTGCTGATGCTTCATGGGCTACATATAAGTTCGCCGGAAGCGGCTCATATACCCTAACATTCCTATCTGCCGAGAGCACTTCTGCCGGCATAGTAGACGTGCTTATTGATGATGTTGAGGTCGGCTCTATCGATATGTATGGGACACCATCTGCATTCATGGATGCACAGCAGGTGAGCTTTGAATGTGGCTCAGGAACTCATGAGATTAAGTTCCTGATTGACGGTAAGAACGAATCGTCTGCCGGGTATATCATAATACTGGCCGGTGCTGAACTGGCGCTGGCATCTTATATTGGGACGGTGATTTAATGGCAACTAAAGAGAAGCCCTTCAACTACGGGCAGTATGCCAAACAGGCCCAGGTAAAGGGTCAGTGGGGAGTACCAGACCCCGCCGGCACGGCAAGGGGCCGTCTTGCCCAGTTTAGGCGCGGATTAACGGGAATTGGCGTGGCCCGGAACAAGTTTGAAAGATGGGCCATGCAGTCTGAGCCGGGTAAAGAGGCCGCTGGAATCTCCGCCGGTATCGGCGCCGAGCAGGACCGGATGATGGCGCAGCGCCAGAAGATAAGTGAGCGTGCTACACGGCAGCAGATTCACCGTTCTCAACAGCCGGATTCGTATCGATATAAAGTCGGCGAGCATGTTTATAACCCCGAGAAGGGCTACAAGGAATATAAAGAAACTTGGCACACCGGCAGCAGGTCGGAGGACACCGAGGCGCGGCGTGTTGGAACATACACGGCTTTTGGTAAGGACACGGGCTGGGACGCCGATGTTATGTACGACTACCAGCACCAGCGTGGCAAGCACTACGAGCAGTCCATGACTCGGCTGTTCATGTCCAACCCGGAGAACGCCGCAAAGACCATGGAGTCGCTGTACGATTGGTTCGATGACTTTGATAAAACACTATGGACCATGGCTATCTTCAATGGTATGAATAAATTTGGAGACGTTTCCTCTTTGGAGGGTGTCACGTACTTCCAGGGCGACGACCCGGCGGCTCCCAACTACGACCCGCGGCAGGCCGGCCTCCCTGTGCTAAAGACCCCAGAGCAAAAGGGGGCATACGCTGTGTCCCTGGCGGCGGCAAGAAGCGACAAGATGAACAATGCCGTTGAGAAGTTCGGTGAACTCAAGGCGAAGATGTTCACGCTTCAATGGGCAAAGTCGCAAGACGTAGAGGGGTGGGATTCTGTCGGAGAATTACTGACGGTACGTAAGTCTCCAGAAGCGAAGAAGCTTGTAGGTACTTTGAGGAACTACACCAAGCTCTTACTGCAGTCATATAGTATCCCGAATGATATCATAGACCTTGCGATTAACCCGGCGTGCCCGATGGATATCGATACGCTTGCCAGGATTCCCGGCATCGGGATAAAGATAGACACATTACTAACACCGCTGACCGCTGCTGTGTTCGGGTATAGTATTAGTGATGACGAGCTAATAAGGGTTATCTACGACGAATCAACCGATAGGTATAAGGTCCAAGTGATAAAGGTGCCGACTACCGAGGAGACCAAGGCTCCCTCGGCCACTATTGCCTCACAAATGGAGGGGACTTATTGGGATGTATCTGGGTTATGGACTGGGGAGGAGGCGCTTGACTTCGACCTGGCGAACATAGACCTAACTGATAGCGCTACTGCTACCGAAGAGGTTGAGCCGGCGGAAGTCGAGGAGGCTGTGGAAGATATCGCCAGTGAAGTCGAGGAAGTCACGGTATGGGACACCGACCCGAGCCTGCCGGAAGGCTACATGGTTCACGAGCTGGACGGGGACGAGCGCCGGGTTCGCGATTGGTCGGTAGACCAGGTACTCAGCACGTTTGAGATGCAGTCATACTTCGATGGATACGAGGACCTCCCTGCCGATGCGACCTTTGTGGTACGCAAGGACGGAGACTCCTACCAGATTATCTCCCAGACGATAAGCGGACATACGTTCAACTACTCCGGCGAGGAACTATCGAGCGTCATCGACCCGGACGGTAACGAGTTGACTCCAGAAGAATACGAGGCCATGGTTGCCGATGCTGGTAACTTTATCAGCGCCGCGAAGTTCGCTTTGGGTGGTGAACATGCAGACTACTATGAGTTTGTGATAAATGACCCACGATACGTTGATGAAAACGGTGTATTTATAGGGCCAATCATGGGAGTACCTGGGACAGAGTATGTTGTTAAGACGCCAGAGGGCTTTGCTGACTTTATGACGAAAGAGTGGGATACCAACGTCAGGATTATGTACGAGAACCCAAATGCTCCTGGGGTACTCAAGGTCTTGGAAGATATCGTGGGAGAGGATAATCCAGAAAAGTACCGGGCAATCTTCCAATCAATATCCGACTGGGAAACCAATGCGTTAACTAAAACAGCATTGGGCCTGGGAATGCTGGACACTACTGATATCGAGCTTGGACTGTATGAATCACCTTCATTGGATTACTTCAACTTCGCCATGCAGGGGAACACTGGAATAATCCTAGACCCAGTGGAAGCGTGGGGTATGGCGATATATCGACAGAATGACTATCCCATCGAATACTGCATACGGAACCGTGAGTTGATAGCCGACTATGCTTATACCCTAATACTTCAAAGTGGCGGATATATGGATGGGCCTGCGATACTAGACTATATCAACGGTTGGCATGGCGATAGGTTAAAGGAAAGTTACGATGGTGTTCCGCCTGATGTAGAGCAGATTGGCAACATAGAAACCGGATTGTCATACCGCACATACAATGATGCCGGCGTTGAGAAACAGCTCTATACTTACACCCCTATACACCAGACGGAGCCTACGCCACTGACCGGATGGATGCCTACGTTTGAGAACATTGGTGACTTCTATGACCATATTGCTGGCGAGCAGGGGGCGATGTGGGTTGCTGGAAACGGGCTGTCTCTGGAAAGTTATATATTCCTGGAAAACGTAGGGTTAAAACCAAATGAGATTTTTGACCTTTTCACGGATAAGTATGAAGCTCCTGGCATATATCACGGTAGGGATGTGGTAGATTCTGGGTATAACATCGATGTGTGGGGAGCTATAATGAACGTCTTCCGCGCTACCGAGGAGTTCAGTGTCAACGCGTGGAATCAATTCGACATGGCTCTTCACCCCGATGCTCTAAATGCTAAGGCATACAAGGAAGCCGTAACTCAGTTAGCAATCGACAAGTATGGGGGAGGAACGGCCCATGAAGACAGGTTTGGCCTCAACCTCGCTATGTTTACCGGGTTCCTAGACCCGGACCTGGTTGCTATAACCAATACATATGCTGCTGATTGGGTGAAAGAAGTAGGACCATGGACCAACCCATTATTCCTACTTCCTGTCGGTCCCGCAGTAAGAGGGTTAAAGTCGCTCCCCTCAAGACTACTTGCACGCACGGCGGAGGAACGCCTGACTGCAAAGTTAATCACAGTGAATATACCCAAGGTGTTTGAGCGGACACTTCTACGTAGGACTACAGCTCCGTTCATTCAGAAGTTAACCAAAGGTAGGATAAACCTACTCAGGGACCCTGGTGAGTCCCTAATAAAATGGGGTGAGAAGGTTGGGATTAAGATTACACGCGCCCAAAAGACCCCATGGCTTCAATCCTACACCGAATTACAGGCTGCCTCACGCGGGGAGCCGTTGCTTACAAGAGCAATGAGCGCTGGCGGGTTTATAGTTGACAGTGCTGCTGGCAGGTTCTATGTTCACAATGTGCGTGAAGCTGTGAATTATCTCAAGTCTATTCAAAAGCCATTGTCGGCGGGGGCGATGAAAGAGCAGGCTTCGCGGCTTGGTGCTGTTGTTAAAAAGGGCGGCTATCCTATAGAGCAGGAGTTCCCGTTACTACTGGCTGGAGACCAATATACAACGCGCCTTAGCGTAAGGGTGGCAAAGAAACTCGCCAGGGAGGTTGGGGCAACAATAACCCCTGCTACTGATGGGTACATCATAGAGTTCGGTGACAAAGTAATACGGGCCAACAGCTTGATAGAGGCCACGTTCTACCTGAAATACGGCAGCGTGGACGCCCTCGGCCTCCTGCAGTCTGGGCTACACTTAATAGAGAAAGTGCCGATGACGCACCTCGATGGCACTCCTTTCCTAGACAAGGCTGGGAACCCGATAACGACCATCGTTTACGATGTGCAGAAGTACGAAGGACTCCTTAGTACGCAGCGTTGGTTCAACAAGATAGTCAAGAGGAGCCAGTATTATAAAGAAGGCGACATTGATGCCATCTTCATGGCTATTAAAGACTCCCTCACTAAGGGTGAGCTGAACCCGACAAAGGTTCTGTCCTTCGCTGTCAAGGCGAATAGGACTATCATAGAGGCCGGCATACGCGCCTCCTCTCAGTACATGAGTATCCTTGAGAGGGAGTGTGGGTATCCGTTCGCCAGGAACCCCGCATCCGAACTGGGCGAGAAGGCCATATCTAAGGTTCGTGGCAAGGAAGTCAAGCGCCTGTATGACAAAGACGGCAGGTTTGTAGAGGGATTGGATTGGGATATAACCAAGGCCAAGTATGCCGAGGCCGAGGCTAAGGGGATTACTCTTCCAAGACGGTCCGCCACCGGAGAAATCAGTGATGCCACCGGCGATGTTGCACAGTATTGGAGATACTACGGCTTCAAGCATGAGGGGGCCGCGGAATTTCTCATGAACTTCGAGAAGTTAGAGGATTCTCTACGGAAGCTGGCGCTGAGCCATGGCGTGGATATAGGCTACGTGAGTTTCAAAGACGTATCTGCTGTTGCCCACTTCTTCCCTCGCCAGGCCATAGGGATTAAAGAGTTTGACGCAATAAAGATGACTCATTATGACCCCACCAAGAAGCGCGTGTATGATTTCATGATTGAAGGTATGGACGATGGAATCAAGTATGGCACGCTCTTCGATAGTATGCAGTCGTACATCAAGTCCATCTATCGAAGCATTGGGCGTGAGTATGAGAAGAAGATAGTCAGTGCTATAAGAACTACCCCGGCCTCATTAACGGCGCAGGGTAAAATGCTCGTTGCCAACCTGGCTGACTCTAAGAAATACTACGAGCAGTCGGATAGGCTGCTACAAATAATCAAGGACTTCAAGGACGTTCCTTCATTCACAAGGAAAACGAAGTCATTCATGACGCGCCAGTTCCCGGAAGTATATGAGGAAATTAAGAACATCACGCGCTTGGAGACACAAGTAGCCGACACTGAGCGGCTTTCCTCTATCATTGCACGGATGGACAGCATCATTCAGCGCGGAGCGTTCGAGCCTGGAGACAAGCAGTTCTTCCGTATCTGGTACCGGAAGTATGTCAAGGACCCGCAGATGAAGGGGAAGTACGTCAAGGAAGCCTACAAGAACATGGGAGACGTAACTCCTGAGCAGATATTCATTGACATTTTTGAGAAGCAGCGTGTCTTCAAACGGACGCAGGTAATGGAGATGGCCGAGAACCTCCAGAAGTTATACGATGAGGTGAACCTCTTCTATGAGAAGCTGCTCCAGAACCCCGGAGACTTCATGTATAACCCGGCGAAGGAAGCCGTCCCGGACCTTCTTACGTTCGAGAGGATGTTCCGCCAGAAGATAGAGCAGATAGTTGTTCACGGTAAGCCCTACCAGGAAGTGTTCGCTGACATCCCGAAGAAGTTAAAGTATCCATACAAGGACCTGCTCGATGCTCTAAAGAAGTACGAGAAGTTCGTGAAGGCTGGCAGGGCCAAGGGTGAGGTTGGGGTTGAGGGGAAGGTTTACTACCGCGGAGAGTCGTCGTTAGGACCAGTGGACGAAGGAATGTATGGAAAGGGTATGTATTTTACTTCCGACAAGAGTTATGCTGAGGCATATGCTCAAAAAGGAGTTCCTGGTGTTACTGGAGAGCTTATAGAGCGCAGAATAAATCTAAAGAATCCATTTATCACCACCAAAGATGGCGCAGAATTAAAGCAAATTAGAAACAAATCAATGGTGTCATCAAAAGGTATGCCTTATAAAGAAAGGCAAGAGTTGGCGGCTCAGGCTATTAGGGACGAGATAGAAAGTCGCGGACACGACGGAATTATTCTAAAATATGGTAAGGCGAATGAAGAAGTTGTTGTTTTCTATCCAGAAAAATCTGTGTCCGAGGTAACCACCCGTATGCAAGAGGCCCAACTAGAGAACATCGATAACTTCGCCCGAGAGTACCTAACCAAGACCTTCCATGGCCTTGAGAAGTTCAAGTACGAGCTGACGGAAGAGGCGCAGACCAAGCTCAATGACCTTATAGAAACCGTAACTAACGCCCAGGCCGAGGCCAAGGCCGTCTATAAAATGGACAAGGCGGCCCGTGCTGAGTATTTCAAGCGCGTGAACAGCGCAGACTATATTCTGGGCCAAGCATCAGTTGATATTCCGAGGTACCGTAATTGGGTATTCAATGCCGTTGTTGTAAAAGAACGCGCCCTAACTCCAGCAGCCATACGCGATGTGGGGTTACGTGCGGCGCTAAAGACCGACATTACGGCTAAGACGGTTTCGCTCCGCGGATTAAAGATTCCGTATGGGGTACAATTAAAGCAGAAGATATATGCCGGAGACGAGCTGGCCCGGATTATAGAACACACGTTGGAGCCGGAGGTCAACGCCTGGTTGAAGTTCATGTATAAGTTCACCAGGTTCCAGGTCACAGGTATGACCGTCATGGACTTTAGTGCCCCGCTTACGTTCGGTCAGTTGCTCATGTCGAACCCGCTCCACTTCACCAAGGCCGCCGGGTTATCCTTCATGACCATGATTCACCCGCGGATGCTGGCGATGTTCAGGGTGTCACACCGCGGGACCTACGACAAGATGATACAGGCTGGAATGAAAACAGCCTCAGACTTCGAGGATATGTACGCCGGTCTCGGTGTCGCCCGGAGCGCTGTCGCCCGGATGCCGATACTGAAAGACTACGAGGCAGCCCTTCTCGCCCCGTTGTCGCGGTCAAGCCTGGCCTTCTCTTCCTTCACGGAATACGGAAGGGTCTACCTGGCCGAGAGTATGGAGAGTAGCTGGCTGGCCGCAGGAGGGACTAGGGCGGGACTGGCGGAGTTCGTCAATATCGCTACGTGCCAACTCCCGGACATGGCCCGGCCCGCAAGTAGGAACGTGCTCATGGCCGAGGGTGCCTTGGCCTTTGCCCCGAACTATCTCAGGTCTCACGCCCTCTTGCTTTACAGGCTGGGCGGTAATGGCATTATGGGTAGCGAATTAAGGAAGCTCATCATCAAGCAGTGGGCAGCCTGGGAGGCGATATACCTCGGGTTCTGGTTCGGTCTGGAATGTGAGGGTACGCCGCATGTTCTCCCGTGGGACCCGCACTACTTGCAGTTCGAGAAAAACGGCCAGACATACGGGCTTGGCGGATTCCTTCCTGGGCTTTCGCGAACCATGGCGAAGATACTCGCAATAGCCACCGATAACCCTGGCAAGCTGATATCCTTTGATGCCGATACGTGGCAGAAGACAGTGCAGGAGTGGGACGACCTGTTCGCCCCGGCGTGGAGATACGCCGGCTACAAGATGGCCCCAGGCTTCAACTTCATGAGAGAGATGGTAACCGGTAGGGATATCTTCGGGCGTAGGTTAGAGGACAAAGAGGACTACATGGAGGCCGTGATGTCTGCATGGATGCCTATGCTTGCATCAAACCTTATGTATAGCGACGCACCAGTGACTCCGCTGTCATTCATGGTGAACGCCCTCGCTCTCCAGAATTACCCGGCAAGCGCAGCTACAAGGCTCCGCGATTATGCACAGGAGTACCTCAAGACAGTAGACCCGACACTACTCCCCGACTACCTGGCCGAGAAGCAGATGGACGGGACGCTGACGTGGGACGACCTTGGGTACGTACTGCAGAAACTATTCCTTGAGAAAGACGAAACCCTTAACGAGCTGTACGAAGAGTCACGCGAAGCTAGTAAGGCATGGCAAACCGGCGGGTACCTGAAATACATGGACGCCCGCGAGGAGATGCAGGAGACGTTCATACAGTACACGACAGACGAATATCTCCGTCTGCAGCGCGGTGAGATTACGATTAAACAATACTGGGACGCCATAACCAAGATGCGCTCCGACCAGTTCCAACAGAAGGTCGGGCTTCTTGCCGGATATCCTGAGCTGAAAGAATACTTCGATAGCCTTGAGGCTGACGACGACCCGGCTGTATTAGATGAGGCGTATGACGCCTATTGTGATGCTATGTGGGGCGACGACGTAATGACACCAGAGGGTGACATCGACTTCGAGAAACAGAAAGAGAAGCTCGAAGAGTGGCGTGATATGTGGGACCCAACCGGAGCCAACAGGATAGAGGACTACATCATGCAGTTGCGGTCTATAGCATACGCCGACTCCCCGGAGCTTGCGGTAAGATTATGGGACCTGACCCAACAGCTTGACGAATACTACGCCGTGCCGTCAAATGAGCGGGCGAAGTGGAGAAGCAGGCCGGAGAACGCCGACATCGAGGCGATTCTTGTATTCACAGGCCGCGTCTCTACCATGCAGAACCCGGACGTAGAGGAAGTCATAAGAGGCTGGGCAGAGGAAATGGGCATTGACCCTGACAAGACCATCCCGGCCCTGATTAACCTGATGATTCCACAGGACATGATGGATAAGTATAGCATGACCAATCCTAATCACTTGAGAGAACTCAACGCCCTATCCACGGAAGGGTACGAGAGGCGCCGGTATATGGTAGAACACCCTGAGTTCATGAACTACATGATAGCCGAGAACGGTATCAGTCGATACGACCAGTACGGCAACGACAGGTTCAGTTGGGACACCGTTCCTACCGTCGAGCAAGAGACCATGATACGCGCTTACGAGAACATACCGAGCAGCCAGACGACACTACGCAAGGCGTGGAGATGCCGCAACATGGCCGGCGAGCAGGCGCTAATCAAGTTCGGGTTCGTCTCCTCGGCGATACACGGGTCTCCGCAGTGTGAGTTGATACTGTCAGGCTCCGTTGAGGAAGTGTTCTCATCAATGACATCGGATGCGTGGTAATATGAAGGTAACTATTGACAAGCCAGAATTACCTGCTATAATTAGCATAACCCTGGAAACCCAGGACGAAGCTGACCGGCTCTATTGCCTGGTCAACTATCCCCCATTGAGGGCCTGGTTTGGCAGGGAGAATGCGAAGATGATAAGGCATGCGCTGAAACCGATAGCGCAAACGTATTTGGAGATATGGCGGGGGTTCATTAATGTGGTGGCCCCTAAGCCAGAAAATATAAGGAGGGTATCTATATGAGCCAGGACGCCAAGGACCAGGGCCAGGACGTGCAAACTTCTGACCCTGCGGCAACAGCTTCTGGGAAAGTCTACACTGAGGCAGAAGTCGAAGCAATACGCCGGGACCTTCAAGGCCACAAGGACCGCGGGATTGCAGAGGCGACGAGATGGATGAACGTAGGTCT